ATTCAGTTTATCATTGTCAAAATGAAAGGAATCATTCAAAAGATATACATGATCGAAAATATTGTTGAAACTATATTTTATTTGGTTTTCGAGGTTATATTCGAGGATATTCATTTTTTTCTCGAACTCCCTGAATTTTTCGGAAATGTGTTTTTTTTTGACATTTTCTGAAATTTTCTCCAGCTCGTCATTTTTTTCAGGATTTTTGCTTTTCTCAGGAAAATTTCTATTTTCGAAGATTTTTTTCAAATCGTTGAAATCCATCGATATTGTAATTATTTCAAATATTCATTTTAATTTCTTATTTCTAATCATTAATACGTGGAGTTTTCCGCCCATTATTTTTTCATTTGTTTATTTTATTTATTTATAAAGTCATCCATTAGATGAGTTTGTATTTGAGTATATTTTTTAATTTTGTATTTGAAATATTTTCATTTGTGTCTTACATCAATGCGCGGTTGATTCTTCCAGGCATTTTGTGTCCGAAAACAATCATGTAAGCCGCTGCTAAAAGACCAATCAATACTGAACGCGACATCGCTCTCGACTCACTCTGTTTCAAGCCGAATTTCATCACTAAATATAAAACTACTGCAATAACTGCTCCGTGCATAACCATTGTCAAGGGTCCTTCCATTTATAATATATGGAAATATATTATTGTTATTTCAAATCAAAAAATGAATATTTCTGCAATAATCGCCTAATAGTCATATTTTTTCAGCATTTTCTTTGGAATCAATTTAGTTCTGATTGTATCCAATTTTTTAAAACATTTATTTATAGTAACCTCACTTATTTGACTAACATTAAATATATTTTTTTTTGTGACGTTTAATTTACAGTTTTGCGCCACAAAATATATTATTCCTCCCGCTACTGAATGCGGTGTATTTTCCGGCATAATGTTCCTTTGTTCTATAATATGGGCGATGAATTTACATAATTCGGTTAATTCATTGTTTAAATTGAGTTTACTACAATATCTCTCAATGAAGCTCGAGGGCGTGGTTCTATAAAAATGAGTGTTATCATTGTTATCCTTGTCTATATCATTCATGATGTGTAATGCGTTTTTACAACCTTTTGTCGCGGCGGTAGTATTGAGATTGAAAATATTCGCTATCTCTTTCGGTGTACGCGGAACGTTATTTTTACGACAAGCAATATAAATCGACGCCGCGATAATTCCTTGTCGATTACAACCACGAAATGTTTTATTTTCAGATATTGTTTTGTGAAATATAAGCGCATCGTCGACAATAAATTTTGATATACCGTTCTTTTTTGCCATTGCTTTGATTTTTTGAAATTCATCATATTGACTCTTTTCTTTGTAAGGCATTGATTGCCAATCTGTGTAACGTCTTATTTTCTTCATTTCATACGTTGAACGATAATTGCATTTTATGGTACAACCAAATGATGATTCTTTGAGCAATGGGTTTATTGGCATACCACAACGCGTGGGATCAGAACGACTATTGTCTTCGGCACCATAATAACGCCATTCCGCGCCGTCATCAAGCACTTTAGTATATAATTTACTACATTTTGGATTTGAACACGTGAGATGATTATGGTCGGTAATCAATAAATTGAAATTACATATGTCACAAATTTTTTTCCCTTCTATATCGGTGTTTAGTGCTTTGACTTTTTCTTCGTCGAATAAAATATTTTTAACTGATTTCTTGAATATACATGGTATATCATTTTCAAATTCATCGTTGAAATTATCCCACAATTTCCTTATATTTTTCTTTGAACGGTGTCGTTGAGTTTTTTTAGTATTTTTGGATGATTTTGTTCTTCTATTCTGATTTTTGTTTTTTCCCTTCTTTTTATTCGGCAATGATTTGGTTTTATTTTTGTTCTTTTTAGTACTATTTGATTTTTTTGTCATATTTCCCAATATATTGGCTTTTTTTGACATTTTTAACATAATTCAAAATTATTTTTAATTCGATTTAATTTAATTTTTTTTGAACGAACATGATTTTGCATTTCATATCCAAATATAGTATTCCAAATTAAACGCCATTTATTGATTTGAGTTTTGCTAATAAAGATTAAATATTTCCCATATATATACATATGGGCGGTGCCAATTCTAAATTAACAGATGTTGAACACTTAATTCATACCGTAAATAAGCAAATGACGCATTTATTTTTATCCACTACGTTTGAAGAAATGACAGAAGTACTGAAAGATGAAAAGATTTGCAATAATTATGTCATAATTACAGCAAAACAGTTTAATAAATATTATACAGTGATTAATCATGGTGATAAAGAAGAAGATACTGCTTTGATTATTTCCAAAGATAATTATCAAGATTTGAGTAATAAAAACAATGCCAATAATGAATTATGTAAAAAAATAGGAAGCTATTATTTTACGATTGGTAAAATTTTCGATATTACCCGTAAAACAATTGTTATATTCGACGATAATTATATTTCGGATAATCAAAAATCTTATCCGACCATCAAAAAAACTAAACTACTTGAGTTAATTAAAAAAGAGGAAAAAAATAATAATGGTGCAGTGATGGTTACTTTTGCTATTAAAGAAGAACTGTGTCGGGGTGAAATAATAAATGAAATTTCACAAATCAAGAAAACCAGTTTATGGCCTTTATACATAGATAATAAAAGTGATGATGGAGAAATAAATCAAATTGATGAAGATGAAAAAACAAAAGAAATGAATATGTTAGAAGAAACAAAAAAATTGGCAGAAGATTTATGTATGAAAAAAAATAAATCGGAAAACGGAGAAATATTATTTACAATGGAAAAAAAAGATTATGATGCATTGGAAAAACGTGTCAATAAATATTTTGCGGATTTAAAAAATAAACAAAACCAATTTCTCAATATTTTAAATAAAATATTTGCGGTTGAAAAATCAAAAGAAACTACCACCGAAGAAGGTACAATTGTACCTGCAACCGAAGACAAAGCTGAAGTTTCTACACCTGCACCTGCTCTTGCTCCTACAAATGAAGATGATACATCTACAAACGAAGATGTTCCTATTCCATTTAAATCTTCTCGCCCGCCCTTAGATTCTGAATTTGGTTCTCCGCCCTTAGATTCTGAATTTGGTTCTCCGCCATTAGAGTCTAAATTTGATTCTCCGCCATTAGAGTCTAAATTTGATTCTCCGCCTAAACCATTTGACTTGATGGATAAAAATAAATCTGACGAGAACAAAGATAATCCAATGCAAATGGGTGGAAATTTAAAATCAGAAGATGATATAAATGTTATTATTAATGTGGAATTATCAAACGATGAAGTAGATAAAGAATTGAAAAATACTATAAAACTTTCTAAAGAATTAATACATTTTTGTGACGAAGAATTTAAAAATATATTAAAAGATATAAGTGAAAAAGTTGGCAAAAAGGATTTAGTGCCCGACACATCAAGTACAGAAAGTGAAGAACAAAAGGAACAATTAGAAAATCCCGAAGAAGAAGAATCGACTGATTCTATGGGTAAAGAAGAATCGACTGATTCTATGAATAAAGAAGAATCGACTGATACTATGGATAAAGAAGAATCTAGTGAATCTGATTCTATGGATAAAGAAAACCCTAGTGAACCTATTAATAAAGAAGAATCAAGTGAATCAAATGAACCTGGAGAAATGGATAAAGAAGAACCTACTGACTCTATGGGTAAAGTAGAACCCATGAGAATGGATGAATTGGGGCTAACTACCTCTTCTTCCGCTCCACCTGCTCTTCCTACTACTACTGCTGCCCCCGATTCTCTTCCTTCTGTAACTACTGATTCTCCTGCTCTACCAGCTCCCGATATACCAGCTTCTACTTATTCTCCTACCGATGCTACAGCTCCTCCGACTGATTCTCCGACTGATTCTCCTGCTCCAGCTCCCGCTGATCCAGCTCCAGCTCCAGCTCCACCAGCTCCTCCAAATTTAATAGGTGGACAAAAAAAAACCCTTTTGGGTAAATTAACCTCGATATTTGACTGAGAGGATTATCTTTGAAAAATACGCATATTAAATAATTTTGATGAACCTTTGTTTTTATTTGCATTTAGTTTTTGCTGTTCAATTTTTTTCTCCCTAGCTAACCTTTGTCTCTCCTTCTTAAAAGTCGGGGGAGGATTGGCTCGATGAAATTTGGTAGGCATGGACAATACTGTATCAAAATTTGATACGTGTAACATTAATATTTTATCCTTTATTTTTTCAGTAGTAAAATCTATATTGGACAATGTATTAATGCCAAATTTTTTGGAATTTTTATTCTTTATATCAATTAAAATTTTTTCTATTCCATCAAAGTTGTATGAGCGGATTTTACCCGTGTTTATTTCTAAAAAATTTTTAACCGTGTTTTCATCTCTTTTATCGAAAAAATAATTTTTAGCAACTTTTATTTTTTCGTGTTCAAGTCTGAATTGTACAGCATTATCTTCCCAGCCCCAACCCCAAAAGTTTGGGGTACCATTTATTTTTTCGTAATCTGAACCCTTAAACGTATATATACCACCAATTGAATGATTATATCCATAATGATGTTCAACTACATTCTTTACAGTCTTATATTGAATTTGTTTAGAGAATCCCGGCATTACATCAATATCATGAAAAGTGAAATTAATATCCTGGTATTTATGAGGGAAAGTATCCTTAATAAATTTAAAACCTATATTCATCAATGCTCCTTTATTAAAACCTCTTTTGTCGGCTTGATGAACGAAGAGAACCATATATTTATAATCTTTCAATATTTCCGACATGTGATTTATGAATACTTCTTTCTGCGAAGCCCGATCACGGTATGTAACAATAAATACATTTTCTAAGTCATCATATGCTTTTTTTTGGAATGTTTTGGCACCATTTGAATTATTTTCCATTGTGTTATGTAAAATAATTAGAAAAGAAATAATAAATATATCCATAAAATATAGTATGAGTATTAAAGTATTCGACGATAACGAAGATTTCCGTGAAAACGAAGAAATTTTATTTAGTATCATCAATGATAAATCTTCTAACTCTCATGATTCTAAAAATAAAGAAAAAACACAAGACGAATTCGCCGAATTATCACCTAGCCAAATAACAAACATTAATTTACCTGAGGCAAATACTTTGACCAATCAAAGTGCGTCAAATACATCAAATACATCAAATACGCCAAGTAATTATTCTTTTGATAAAAACATAGTCGAAATACTAAACACCAGTATTCAAGATAGATACTCCAATCTAATCCATATACATATAAATACCTTCATCAAATATAAATATTTGTTGAAAAAAATGCTTTTATTAAACAATGGTTTTGAAAATAATCTCTTTGTGATAACACTCAATGACAAAATAATTACTGAAAATATTTTTTTGTTCCGGCGTATGGTTAAAAAATTGACCTTACAAAATGTCGAAGTAATTATTTATGGTGTCAAAGAATTTTATGATTATATTGGTGCTATGCTTATCACATACTTTAAATCATTTGATTTGCAATACGATAATTATATCCACATGCATACAAGTATAAAAACGGAAATCAAAGAAGATGACACCTTTTCAGATAATTCTTCTGTTTTTAACGTGGAAAAATCAAATTTCAATAAAAATATCGCCATGAAATTAATCAATTATGAGAATAACAAGGGTGAATTGACGGGCATTTTCCCAACGATTTTAGATGAAAAATTCAAAAAGGTGTTAGGCGACAGCAATAGCCCATCCACTCTTGAATTCGAATATATACTTTTTAATCACATTAATCTCAAAAAAGAACATCTTGACGTAATTGTAAAACTTCTGGTTGAAAAAAACGATGAACACATAACTTCTAATCTGGACGATATGCTCGCGGTTTTTAAGAATAATGGTAAACCACAGTTGGTTTTTGAATACATAAACTACTTGATTGACATTAGTAGGAAAATTTATCGTCTTAACGTGGATCTCTTCTATTTACAAAACAGTCTCGAATATAAGTATCTAATCAATGTAGATATTGTTGGGCGTGGTGTTCTCTATTCCCAAGGCTTTAAACGTTTGCTCGAAAAAAGCGAGAGAGACGACATGCTTACCGAAGAAGCCCTAAAAGCTTTTTCCGATGGAAAATCCAAACCTTTGAATACTAAAGAAAAAATGAGTATCTTCGATGATAAACTTGAGCCGGAAGGTAGTGTTAAAAGTAGTGTTAAAAGTAGCGACAAAAAATCTGATACGAATAAAAGTTCCAATACTCATACCTCGGGAAGTAAAAGTACCGCCTTGTCAGAAACGAGTGAAACCAAAAGTGCTTACTTACCCATGCTTGATTTGGATGGGGGCAAAGATGTCGGCGCTATGAAAAACAGCGAATTGAGTGATTATTTGGCGAAATATTTGGACAGCGATATTCTTTTCATCGCTGAACCTACGTCTGTAACAGATTTGAGATATAATATTCGAAATGTAAACATCATTTGTCAACATATGGACAGATTCAAATACAAGGGTATTATAGTGGTAATATCAAACATTAACCCTGACACCATAGACTATTTAAAACGCAATTATGAAAACTTGGTTATCTATTATTGTCCCCACATTTTCGCTTGTGAATCCAATCATCGTAATAAAGCTATGTTCTGTGGACAAAATCAAATCGTACTCGGCAAAAACGGTAACGTTACCGAAACGCATGACTTTATTATTTCGGCGTTTTTTCGCCTGAATTATCGTCAGGTGCCATACATTTGTAATTTCCATGAAGCAGTAGCCTATAAAATGTTTTGCCATAGTTTTTACGTCATGAATATGAACTTTATGCGAGATGTAGATTCTTATTGCGGGAAAATGGATATTGATGCTAATCAAGTGAAAAAATTCATGATAAAGAATAATCGTGTCAATGTGTTCAAAACGAATCCTTTCGTAGAAGAAAACGATGCTTATATTGGCGAAACTGGTATTAAAAATGATTTCATGGTTTTGTCGTGCTTCATGAAACGCAAGCAAGTTCACGCGAAGATAATGAACAATAAGGTGAACCTGAGTTTATAACTTTGGGTTAAAATTTTTGGTTAATTACCACAATGAATGTATTTTAAGATAAAAACTTAAAGAAAATTGAATTTTTTATCTACATAAGAAAAATGGATTACCAAGAAAAAATAAAAATGGAAGATTATTTGAGAGAAACACTTGGAGAAAAAGAATCCGTTAAAAAAGAATCGGAAAATACTATTAATGACATAGTTACAAACAAAATTAATATTTTAGTTGATAAAGTAGTTGATAAAGTAGTTGATAAAGTAGTTGATATTAGAGTGACAAGTGAAAAGGATGCTTTGGAAAAAAATGGAAAGGGTGAAATTAAATTCCATAACGGCGATGTTTATGAGGGAGAGTGGGTTAATAATAATTTGGAAACCTTATTCTGGGGTAAAGGGAAATATACGCATAAAAATGGTTCGTTTTATGATGGGGAATGGCAAAATGGTATGCGTCATGGTCAAGGGGTTCATATTTCGGTGATTGAAGACGAGGACGGTGGAAAGGAAAAAGTAAAAAATGAGGACCGAGAAGAAGAATTGGAAAAAGAAACCCCAAAGATTATCTCCCGCATGTCTCCCAATGAAATTACAGAATATTTAATGAATTCTACTTGTGAATTCGAGGGGCAAGCGTGTGCTTCTGCCATGGGATTATCAACGGATGACTGGAGGGATTGGAAAGCGCGGAGAGATATGACAGCGGAAGAAAAAGAAGCGTTACAAAGGAGATGTAATTTGACTCGTACTTACAAAGAAAAATTGGATGATTTGTCAAACCCACTAAATAAACTTTTAGGATATCATTATTATGGTAAAAAATCTTATGCGGCTGGTTATACAATTCTTAGTAATCCTGGAAAAACAAAGGTAAGAAAAATGGATACTTCGAAATTCCCATTATTGACCAAAGGAAATGGAATGACAAACAAAAACAAATATAATGCTCTCGAAAAACAAACATATGACAAATTGAACGGTGAATTTGTGGAAAGATATGTGGGAAATTGGGAAAAAGATCAAATGAATGGAAATGGCACTATGTATTATTCAAATGGCGACATTTACATTGGGAATTGGAGAGATGGGGAGAGAGAAGGATTTGGTAAGATGAAATACGCTGACGGTACGGTATATGAAGGCGAATGGGAAAACGATGAAATGGGTAAAAAAGGTACAATAGTATATCCCGAAAAAATAGATAATAAAGAAACCCAACCAAAATGGAAAACTTATAGCGGAGAACATTCATCTCTTTTACCCAATGGAACAGGGGAAATGCATTATAACGATGATAGCGAATTTTATATGTATAAGGGCGATTGGAAGATGGGAGATTTTGCAGGGAAGGGTGAATTAATTTATCGTAATGGTAGACGATATAATGGTACATTTAAAGATGGAAAAAAAGATGGAAA